CTCAATCTGAGATTCGTCGTTTTCCTAAATTAGATATAGCATTTTTCCGTATAATGTGTGTCTCACCTAAAAGTAGTATTATAGAATTTCTTAGCAATGAAAATTTTAATACAATTTGCAACGGATATTTCATTCAAAAAACTGCTACAGGTATTACACGCAATTTAGCTGTTAAATCTGTTAAATTTTGTAAAAATGTCTATGTAGACACATTTAGTTTAGATTTTTCTTCATGGATGGGAACAATTGTTGAAAATACAGTTAATGGTGATTGTGGATCTGTTATATTAGGAACAACTCCTCTTGGTCCTGTTATTTTAGGTTTACATCAAACTGGTGGTAATCGTAATCAGTTTACAGCAGTAGCTGTAAATAAGACTATGTTAGAACCTATTCAAGATTGGATAGACTGTATGTTTTCACCTACTAAACCCAAATTACGTGATATTCAAGGTAATGAAGTTCAAATTGAACCTCTACATTATAAGAGTGTATTTCGTTATATGGAAACAGGTAATGCTAAGGTCTATGGTAGTTTACCAGGCTTTCGTGCTAAACACTCCTCAAAAGTAACAGATACATTTATTCGCAAAATTGTTGAAAAACATGGTTATGAAGTTAAGACTGATAAACCTGTTATGCAAGGTTGGGAACCATGGCGTATTGGTGCTTTAGATATTGTCCAACAACAATATAAAATGCGTTCTGATACTTTAGATGCTTGTGTTAAAAGTTTTACACACGATAATTAGCTCACTTTCGAAAGAAGATAAAGCTGAAATCGTTGTACTAGACGATAGCTCAACATTAAATGGTATTCCCGGTGTGCGATTCATTGATAAGATGAAGCGTGATACATCAATGGGATATCCATGGAAGAAAAAGAAAAATCAATTTTTACATAAATTTGGTCACGTTGGACAATGGCAAGACTATGTTCAATTTCATGATGAAATTTATGATGAAGTAGATGAAATTATGGCAAAATACAAAAATAAAGAAAGATGTATGGCCATTTTCACAGGACATCTTAAGGATGAGCCTACTACTTTTGCTAAAATTGATAGTAAGAAAACACGAGTATTTGCTGGTGCGAATGCTCCTTGGTGTTTTGTTGTTCGTAAACATTTGTTAACATTTACACGTGTTTTACAAAATAACAAATTCATTTTTGAATCTGCTCCAGGCACTAATCCAGTTTCTTCGGAATGGGGTGATATTTACCGATATTTAACCCAATTTGGTGAAGATAGAATTATTGCTGGAGATTATTCTAAATTTGATAAAAATATGAGTTCCCAAGTTATTATGGCTGCTTTTGAAATCATCAAAAATGTGTTAACACATTGTGGATGGTCTAAAGAAGATTTGCAAATTGTAACAGGAATATCATATGACACCGCTTTTCCAGTAATGGATTTCAATGGAGATTTAGTTGAATTCTTTGGATCAAATCCTTCAGGACAACCTTTGACTGTTATTATTAACGGTCTGGTTAACTCATTATACGTTCGCTATGTATGGGCTACTGTTGGAAATGATTTAAGCGAATTTAAAAATAATGTTGCTTTGATGACTTATGGTGATGATAATATCATGGGTGTTAATAGAAATATTGATAACTTTGATCACACTGTAATGCAAAAAATTTTAAGTGAAGTTAATGTTAAGTACACTATGGCTGATAAGTTAGCTGAGTCCGTACCATTTATTCACATTAAAGATGCTTCATTTCTTAAACGATCTTGGCGATATGAATCAGAATTAGGAGATTATCAATGTCCTATTGAAGAAGATTCTATTGCTAAATCATTAACTAAATGTTTACCATCAACTGAATTATGTCCTGAACAGCACGCTATTAGTGTGTTAAATAATGCCGTATTTGAATTTCAATTATGGTAAAACCATATTCCACCAAAAACGTGAAATGTGTTTGCAAATTGTCAAGGAGGCTGATTTAGAATTATTCTATGTCAATCAACCTTTTCCAACTTGGAATGAACTAGCAGATGCTTTCCGTGAACGTGGATGAAAAATGGCGTAGGAATCACGTCTGATAAACCAAAGAACCAATGTTGTTATAGACACTGTTATGTGCTATAATTTACTCTATATCACATAAAGAATGGATAACATCATTCTCATCTACATGGGCGATCCCCGAAATATGTTTTTACATAAGAGTTTGTTGATGCTCAAATAGAGTGAAAGCTTGAACTATCTAATGGATTTATGGTAGTTCATCTTAAAATAACCAATCCGCTATTACAACACAAAATGAAACCTGTTTATTGATACAGGTGAAACAATATCAATTACAAGTTCAATCTTCAGATGTTATTGTATCAACTGAAGTTACGAGCGACCGAGTTACAGAACAAATTATTGAATTTGATGATGCTGAGGTAATACCACCTCTTGATATGAGCAATTTCTTGAACAATACATTTGATCCTGAAACGGATACCGCAGCAGATTTAGGTGATTATTTATCACGTCCTGTACGTATT